TTATTTCGCCTCACCCACGAGCGCCTCGAGTAATTGCCAATCCGGTATCGAACCATCGGTCTGGTACGCCTTCCGGGCGGCGCGGATGGCGGTGTGGAGGTCGCGGAATTCCTGGGATTCGTCCTCGGCTTCGTGGAGGTGGCCGATGGCGCGGAGACGGTGGGCGTAGCCGTCGCGGGTTTCGGTGAGCAGGACATAGGCCGCGCCCAAGTGCTTTTCGATGCACTCGAGGCACGAAGCGCGGGTAACGGGAGCAGGGTCGGGTCCTGGATCATGCGGTGTGCCGCCGTGATCTGAGAGCGCGTCCGCTGCCGCATCTCCATGCGCGGTGGCCCCGCCAGGCAAGTTGGCGACGCCGCGACAACCGCAGCCGCCCGTGGGTTGGGTGACGATCGGTTGGACCTGACCGGCTTGGCGACGGACGATTGTGTTTACGGGGCGACGGGCCAGCGCGGTGGATGCATTGATCCGGCGATTCTCGAAGTGCTCGCCGATCCGCTGGGCGTAGAGGACTTGGTCACCGAGGACGGCACACTTGTAAGCCGGCAGGCCGTCGCATTCCAAGATGTTTTGTTCGCCGGTCGCCAGGTCGTACTCAAGCGCGAATACATCGGTTTCGGTCTGCCACTGGGCGCTGATCAGCAGCTTGTCGGGCATGTCGGCGCGGTAGGACACGCGGTATATGAACGCGCCGGGAAGCTCGATATCGAAGTCGCCCGATGGCTGCCGGACGTGGATCAGGTTCTCGGGGTCGGAATGTACGAGCCGATCCCCAAGCACGAAACCCGCGCGGGTGGCTTGGATGGCCACCGGCTGGCTCAGCGTGTCCAGGGTCGGACCGTCCATGCGATAGAGGTGGTACAGCGGATTGTCGCTCGCGCCGCCCGCGATGAAGGTCACATGCCAGCCGGTGTCATCGTGCCAGGCGGTCGGTGAGCACTCGGCGAGCTCCCCGTTCAAGCCGGTCGCGAGCCGGCGAGGTTGTTGACCCTCGATAGCCATCCACAGCTTCCATCGCCGCGACTGGTTGGCCGCATCGAAGTCCTGAGGGCCGGATCGACAGTAGAACAGCACCTGCTTCCCTTCGCCGTCGCGGGTCAGGAACGGCATGTGCGTCATCGCATTCGGTTCGTGGATCGTGTCAAACATCGTCACTTAATCCTCCTCACACGGGCTCGGGGAATGGGGGCCCGACTACCGGCTCGATGTCGCCGTTGCCGCCGCCTCCGTTCCCGCTTCCGCCGTTCGCACCGCACGAATAAACACTCGACGTGGGCTGGCACGTCCCCGGCCAGTTAATCTGCGTGCCAGAGGCCGAGCGGCAGCCGATTTGGAGTTGCATGTAGCCGTTGTAGTAGTAGCTGGTACAGAACTGGCTGGGCAGGTTCACCAGGCGGCCGGTGCTGTCCACGCACCCCGCTCCGTACCACGGGTACGCACCGGGATAGCACGAGCCGGTTTCGATCAGCCGCCAAAACGCGCACGGCGTGGCCCTGCCCGCTCCCTGGTATGGTGTCAGGTTCCAGCACGGCGCGGTGTTACCGTTTGTGACGAACGAGGCCAGCACGTACGGCGTGCAGCATTCCGAGCAGCGGCCGCTGGTGGTGAAGAGCTGCGCCTTGCCCGTGGTCCGCAGGCTGCGCTTGCCGACCTTGAACAACCTGGCCTTCCCCGCAGTGGGCATCCCGTCACTCCATCACCCTTGACACGGCAGTGCCCACTTCGTGGGCCGTCCGCCTGCGGCGGACGCGTGCTTCGCACGCACTGACGAGTCAAGGGTCAACTCGCGCACGCTTCCTGCTCGACCATCTCGTTGATCCAGCCCACCACGAGCTGCCCCTGGGCATTGAAGTGAGCGTATCCGAACGTGGCCGCGATCATCCAGCCCGCCGACGGGCGCTTCCACTTGTGTGGTGAAGCGGTCGGATTGACGGCGGTGGCCAGCGTCTGACTGGTGACGGGGTCGATGACGCTGTAGGTCCAGCTTGCTGGGGTGGTGTTCGTGCCTTGCGAGCCGCCGGTCTGGGTCAGATTCACGGGAAACACCGTGGGCGACCAGCGGCCCAAACGCACGACCGCCCACTTGATCCCCGTGCCGCTCTCCTTCCAGAGAATCTGCGCCGCGCCCCCGCCGGCGCTCTTGAGATTGGCGGCTGAATTGTCCGCAACGTCGGCGTGCCAGTGGTTGGCGTTGGCCATGTCGATCTTCACCGGGCAGACACCCGACAACCAGCCAAGGCCGAGCGCGCCGTTGCGGATCGGCTCGGCCAGGATCACGAACTTGCCCCAGTGATTGGCCGCCGTGGGCACGATGCCCGAAAGCGCCACCCGGTTGCGGAATTCATCGAGGTTGTCAGTGGGCGTGAAGACCGGCGCGCTGATGCCCATAATCTCGAACCGGGCGCGATCCGCGCCGCTGGCGTTCTTGACGAGCACCATGTCGGCGTCGCGCGAGGTGGACAGTCCGGTGCTCTGCTGGCTCAGTTTGCGGCGCTGATAATCCTGGGCCGCATCCACGAAGGCGTTGTAGGTACTCGCCGGAATGACCAGCGGCTGGCCGCGTTGAACCTTCTTGAGCACGTCGGCCATCGGTTACACTCCGATGCCCAGCAAGGAGAAGTTGCCTTCGTCGTAGACCTTCTCGATGTAGGCGGCGATGGGTTTCTTGACGATGGCCTTGGCGACGGTGTCCTCGCTATCGGCGTAGCGGACCCACATGTACTCCCAGCCCTTCTTGGCGATGCCCACGATGGGGCCGACGACCAGTCCCGTGCGGTTGGGCGAACCGGCGAAGCGATAGGTGATCTCCCAGTCGTCTGCGCCGCGCTTCGATCCGGACGCACCCAGGAACAGGCATTCGCCCGCGGCCAGGCCCTTGAACGAGGCGTTGTTCACCTTGCCGGTGAGGTTGAACAGCGTGCCATAGTAGGCCGGGGTGACGAACGCGGCGTCCAGGAAGTGCGTTTCCGAAAAACTGTACACCGGAATGGTGATGTCCACGCCCTCGACGCTGTCATGCGTGACGCCGACCGCCCCGCCGAAGTTCGGCGCGGCGCCGCTGGCGGCGTAACTGGCGATGGTCCCGAGCGACTGCGTGATGTGCTGCGTGCCGCCTGAGGTGTCGAAGGCAAAGGAGGATTCACCGACCTCGCTCGGCGGCCGGATGCCGTAGCGCACCGTGGCGATCCACTGGCCTTCGCCGGTGGTCTCGTCCACCCACTCCGGCTCGATCTGGATCGACTGCCGGACCAGGCCGTCGTAGCTGGTGGCGGTGGAGTTTTGGATCAGCGTCTTGGCGGTCAGATCATCCGACGTGCCGGTCAGGATGTACGTCATCTCCACCGAGGCGTTGTCGCCAGTGGTCCACTTCCGGCTGTCGAGTTTCTCGGTGAGCGTTACCGGCATGGTTCATCTCACGAAAACGCCGTCCGATTGTTCCGCACGTCCAGACGCAGACCTTCGACGCCCTTGGCGGTGCGCTCCGTGGCGCTGGCGATGCGGTCGTCGGCCGAGCCGGCCTGAAGGCCCAGCAACGCCGAGGCGTTGAACGTGCCGATCACATTGATGGTCCGTTCCTTGGCGGTCTCGAGCAGATCACCGAGGCCGGTCAGGCTGGTGCGAATCTTGCCGAGCAAGTCCTCCGGGCCTTCAATCTCTTCCGCGTCGTCGGCCGCTTCCTTGGCAGCGCGCTTGCGTCGCGCTTCAGCCAGGGCGTCCTGCCATTCCTGGCGCGCCCGGGCGAGGTCGGCCTCGTTCTCGGCGATGCGCCGCTCGTATTCGGCGTCGAGCTCCCGGTGCTTCTCGAGGTTCTGGCGGCCAATCTCGGCCATCGCCTCCTCGTGGTCGCGGGTAGACTTTTCACGGTCGCTCTGCCGTTGGGCCTCGCGGTCGGCGATGGCCTGGCCGGTCTCCATCTCGATCTGGGCTTTCCGCGACTGGTAGTATTGCTCCGCGGCGCGGTTGGCGGTCTCGGCATCGAAGCTCGAATCGAACTGCTTGCGCAGGAAGTTCCACGCTTTTGCCAGCTGCCGGCCCGTCCAAGCCCAGGCCTCCTGCACCCAACCGGTGAACTGCGTCCAGGTCTTGGAGAGGAACACCGTGGTCTCGATCCAGCCGGTCTCCAGGGAGTGCCAAACGACCTCGACGGCGGCCAACAAACCATGCCAGGCGTCGACACCGATCTGGATGAAGAAGTTGCGGAAATCGAGCCAGGCCTTCTCCAGGAAGTTGATGCCCCGCGTCCACTCCATCTTCAGCGTCAGCCAGAGGATCTTCGCCGCCAGGGCGATGTCCCCCGCAGCCAGGGCGTCGGCGATGCCCTGATAAGCGGTGAGCGCGTCCTCCTTGAGCACGTTGAACTTTTCACCAAGCCAAGCGAGGGCCTTCGCGCCTGCGCCGGTGGCATAGAGGATGGAAACGCCCAAGGCCACGACTGCGGTGATGACCAAGCCGATGGGCGAGAGAAGCAGCGCCAGCACCGCGCCGAGCAGCTTCAGCGCCGTGCCCACGCCGGTGATGACCACGGCCAGCACGCCCAGCGCCTTGGCCACGCCGGTAATCGCGTAGCCCAGCACCACCAAGCCCACGCCCGTCGCTACAACGGCAACGGCCACCTTGAAGATGGTGACGATCAGTTCCTTGTTTCGCTTGATCCAGTCCGCCGCGACGGTCGCGGTCTTGGTCAGCCACTGCGCTGCCTGGGTCAGCACCGGCACCAGCGCCGAGCCGATGACGAAGACGTTCTGCTTGAGCACTTTCCACATGATCTCCAGGGTGTCGCTGAAGCGCTCGGCGGCCTTGGCGTCCTCGGTGGAGATGGTCAGACCCAGCTTGCGGGCCTGTTCCTGGAGCTGTTCGATCCCCGCCGCGCCGCCCTCCAGCATGGGCAGAAGTTGCGTGCCGCTGCGCCCGAACAGTTCCATTGCCGCTGCGGCCCGGATGGTGGGGTCCTCGATGGCGGCCAGGCGGTCGGCGATCAGCTTGAACTGCTCCTCAGGCGAGAGTTTGTCGAGGTCGGCGACGGTCAGGCCGAGCAGTGCCAGCGCGTCCTGGGCGCTCCGCATCCCGCTGGCGGCGTCCACAATGGTTCGCTGCATCTTGCGGATGCCGTTCTCCAGCACTTCCATGCTGGTGCCGGACAACTCGGCGGCGAAGCCAAGCTCCGACAGGGTCTCGACGGAAAACCCGGTCCGCGCCGACATCTTTGCAAGGTCGTCGCCCATCTTGGCGAAGACCTTCGTCGCGGCGATCAGCGGCGCGACCACGGCGGAGCCGAGGCCGGCGAGTTTGAGGCCCAGGTTGCGGACGCCTTCCCCGAAGGCCTTCAGCTTGGCCTCGGCGCGCTTCAGCCCGCGCACCAGCCTGCTGTCGTCGGCAAACAGCTCGACGAACGCGCGACCAGCTCGAATGGCTCCCGTCGAAGGCATGCGTCACTCTTTGCTTTCGGGACTGCGGTTGAAGGCCTCCCGCAGGACCGCCATGTCCTTCAATTCAATCGCTTCGCCGCGCTTGTCCTTAGCCGAGTACGGATCGAAGTCGCTGGGCTTGAAGGGCCGGGTCTTCTTCGGATCGCGGTTGACGTTGGCGATCAGCGTGAGGATTGCCGACGTATGCCCCCACGCTTCCCGCCCACGGGCCTCGGCCATCCACAGAAGTTCGCGCAGCGTCAGCGGGCCGGGATCGACTCCGCAGACGCCGGCGAGTTCGTAAACGACTCGCCAAGGGTCGTCTCGATGGCCGCTTCGAGGTCCAGCTTGTCGATCCGCGTCTCGATCCGCGCGACAGCCATGTCGATCATCCGCCGCTGGGCCTCGACGGCTTTGGCGAGGTCGCTTCGGCCCAGGCCCCGGAAAAAATGGACGAGTTCCTCGTACAGCGCCGTCTGCGCCGCCAGGATCGCCTCACCGCCCAACGCGGCTCCGAATTGTTCGTCGGTCACGCCGGCGGTGTCGGCCTGCGGCTTGATCAGGGCGAAGATCACGTCGCACAGCAGGATCACGTCGGTTCCCAGCCGGGTCAGCAGCGGCGGATCGCCGGATTCGAGTTCCAGCAGGTTCACGTCCAGCAGGCCCTTGACCCGCTTGGCCGCGTCGATGGTCAGGGCGATGGTCCACGTTCGTCCGGCGGTATCGGTAAAGGTCTTCATGATTACACCACCACCCACTGGTCGAAGTCCGCGAGCTTGGCCGTCACCGACACGGTGATGGCCTCCTCCAGGGCCTCGTTGCGCGAGAACGAGGTGATCGAGAACGAACCCTTGGGTCCCTGGGCCCCGGCGACGGTCTTCTCCTGATCAAGGATGGCCAGCTCGAGCGTGCCGCTGGTCAGGAACGCGTTCTTTACCGCGTTGAATCCCGCGTCGCCGGGCTGCCAGACCATCTCGAACTCCGCGGTGCATTCCCGCAGCGTCGGGGCGGTGGCCCGCCAGCCGGAGTTGGCCCGGGTGGTGATGTCCGCCTCGCCCGCTTCGAGATTCAATGTCACGTCGCGGACGTTGCCCATCTCGGTCAGGGCCCCGAGGGCCGCGCCTGTAGCGCCCTGATAGATTTTGGCATTCATGCCCAGAATGAAGGTTGGCATACTCTTGGCCTCCTATGCTTTGATGCTGCTTTCCCACATGGCCGGCAGCTTCGGCTTCTCCCGCTCGAATGCCGGACCCATGAACGGGCGAGCCGCAATCCTTATGCGTCGCTTTTTCCGTTTGCCGCGCAGGCCCTCGACCACCGTGGACGTTCCGCCGTGCTCGAGGGCGTGCGGCGCATCGCCGACTTTCTGGTTCAATCGCTGCGGGCCGATGACCACGCTGCGCCGGTCGCGGTCGTAGCCGAAGAAGATGAAGTTCCTCAGCAACCCGGTGTGCGAACTCGGCGGCTCGCCCGGGGCGCTGGCCCGCTTGCGCTTGCGGATGCTGTGCCGGGCACCAGTCCGCACGAACGCCCCGAACCGCGACAGTACCTTCCGCGTGGCGCGATCGACCGCCCCGGTGACGGCCTTCCGGTCTAAGAACATCTGCTTGGTCACCATGCGGATCATGTGGTCATCACCCGTAACGTCAGCGTCAAAACGCTGGTGAACTGGCGCAGTTCGCCCAGATGCTCCTGCGAATAGATGGGCGTGTTTTCGGATTTCACCCAGACCGCGTTCCCGAACTGCCTCGTTGCCCGAATGAACTCGGCGATCTCCTGCACCAAACCCATCAACTCGTCGATCTCGGCGTCGTCGCCGCTGGCCAGCTTCTTCTGCACACCGATGTCGATCTGCACATCGGTTTGCGCCAAGCCGCGTCCCGCGGTGGTCAGTTCAACTCCCTTGGGCACCACAGTGACATGCAGGTCCTTGATCTCCTGGAGATCGAAGGCCGCGCGATAGGCCCGCACCGCCGTGACTGGCTGACTTAACGTCTGACCGTTCAGGGCCGCAACGATCGCGTCGGCGATGTCCGTGATCAGCGCCATTACGTGCCCCTCGCCGCAGTCACTGCGCTGACGAGCCAGTCGACCGCCGCCGTTTCTTCGGCGTCGAGCTGGTCGAGCACGGCACGGAGGTTCATGCCGCCGTCGACCTGCGCCTTGATCGACTTGGCCGTCACCGCCAGGCGTGCCACCTGCACGAATGCCGGGCGCTCGTCGTCAGGCACGGCGTTGACCCGATCGATGTGCGCCTGGGCGGCCTGCCGCTGCTCCGGCGTCATCGCGTCCAGTCGTTGCTGGCGAAGCCCGTCGAGGTCAGCCTTCCGCTGCGCCGGCGTGCGGTTGATCCGGTCTTGCACTTCCTGGGGGATGTCGGGGGTCACAGGGGGCATGTTTTCACCTCACGCCGCGAGTGCCTTGCTGTAGCCGTAGGCGCGGTCCAGTACGAACAATGGGTTGTCGCTGAAATCCAGGATGCGGCCCTCGCGGCGAAGCATCACGATCTTTCCGCCGCCGGTCATGCGGCCGCCGATGCGGATATCCTTGTAAACGTTGACAATCGCGGTGCTGAAAACGGAGAGCAGCCCGGCGGTGGCGACGCCCAGATAGCCGAACACCTCGCAGCGGGCACTGGACGTCAGCGTGAGCGTACCGTAGACGAAGACTGCGCCGCCGAGCTCGATGGTGACCACCGGAGTGTCGTAGAGGCTCAGCGTGCCGCCGGTTTCGACGCTGAAGTCATCGCGGATGACGGCCTGGCCATTCCATTCCACGTAGCAGAAGCCATAGGCCTGGATCGTCCCGCCGACTTCCAAGGTCAGCACGGCGTAGTCGAAGATGTCGGCCAGCCCGCTCGACTGGATGGTCATCTGCCCCTGGATGCTCGCCGTCGCGTTGGTCGCGAGGAAGAAGCCGGTAGTGACCGAGAGCGTGGCCCCGGGGTAGATGGTCAGCTCCGCGCCATTCCACACGTAGACATAATCGCCTTCGGAGGTCAGAGTGCCGAGTACGATGATCTCGCTGCCGCCATAGGCGTCGAGTGCACCCAGAACCCTGAGCGTGCCGGCGCCGGCCACGAGGATAAAACGGCCGGGCGCGAGCGAAGCATACTGACCCGCCGCGAGCGTGACGGTGTGGCCGGCGGAGATGACAACATCGTCTACGCTGAGATTGGGAACAGCTCCCTGATTCCACGTGCTCGCCGTGTGCCAATTGCCGGTTTGAATGCTGGTAAAGGTCGCCACAACAGTTCCTAGGCGAAGACGCGGTACACCACGCCCTGGTTGTTCACTACCACCCGCACGAAGACCTTGACCGCATCGTCGATGCGGATGACGACGCCCTCGTAGTTGCTGGGCAGGATGGGGATGTTCTGTCCCGCCGAATCGCCGATGAAGCATGGGGCGGTGTTCTGCGGATTGCCGTTGTTGTCCACGCGAGCGCCGATCCAGACGAACCGACACGGCGTGGACGCCGCCACCAGCGCCTGCGGCGTGGCCGCTGAAGGCACGGTCTTGGTGCCGCCGATGAACGAGGCGCAACCGGCCACGTCGAACAGCGGTGCGCCATTCGGCGATACCTCCACGTCCATCGTCTTGAGCCAGCGCCTCGGCACCTCAGCCTCCGATCACCAGTTTCCACACCGCCGCGACGGCCAGAGAAAGTACCGACGCCGTAATGATCCAAAGCAGCTTCGACCGCACCGCCTCAGCCGATTCCAGTCGGTCGAGCCGCAACAGTATCCCCAGCCGGCCGTTCCCCCGGATTGCCTCATCCAGCCGATCGAGCTTCGCGTGGATGGCCGCGAACTCGCGGTGGCAGGCACATTCGTGTTGTTCAGCGTCGCAGTTCACGGGGTCTCCTCGTCGATCTGCTTGGCGTGAATCCGCAGCATCCGTCCGTGGGGATCACTCGGCCGGTAATGGCCGGCCCCGCCCAGGTCCAGCACCTCAAAGACCAGCACCTTTGTTCCGTTCGTCACCCGAATCCGATCACCCACCTGCGGCCTGGTCGCCGCGCCGCCGAACACGAGTGGGTCAGCCGAAACGATGAAGTCTGTGGCCTTGGCCTGCACAATCGCGCCCGCATCGTCGGCGACCTCATAGGTCGTCGATCCCAGCGTGGCGGCGATGTCTACGGACTCGATGCCGCGCTGATAAGTCACGAGCCGAGACAGATGCGCCTGCCGCATCCCGTCCAGCCAAGCGGTGCCTTGTTCGAGCAGGTCGGCCACGGCCACAGTCTCCCACTCACTGAAGCATGCGGATGCGGACCGTGGTGTCGGCGTCCACCGCGGCGCGGACGCACTTGCCGATCAGCTTGTTGCCCGTGGCAGTGGTCGTCGCCTGTTGCGCGGCGGCGTTCCAGTAGCAATTTGCCCCGGCCGAGATAGCCGAGCCCACGCCCGTCGCCTTTGGGAAGTCGAAGACGCCGGTGACCGCCAGCGATCCTAGCTTGTTGGCCGAGATCGCCAGCTTGGCCACACCGACGAGTTCACCCTGAACCACGACCGCGCCCGCGGCCACATCGGCGGCCGGCGTGTAGTCGACCGCACCACCTTCCTGCACAAAGTTCACGAGTGCCATTCT